TCTGCCCGGGGTTTGTGTCAATGTCGCCATAGATCATGTTTGTTTCAATGGTCTGACAAAGACCTTCGACAAAGGCCAAATCCTCCTGTGAACGGGCTTTTGCCTTATCCGGTGCCAGATCGAGAATCGCCTCGTCAACTCTTGAATGTGCTTCCAGCCGGCAGATCGGTTCGACCACTTGCTTTGTGCTGGATGCTTCAGACGCAACACCTTGGTTCGCTTGTCTGTGGGTACCGCTGGGGAGATTGGTTCTCTTGGTCCCGACATGCGAAGCCGTCTGATTCGCCTCGATCCAGACGGCATCCTGAAACATCTCCTTGGTAATCGACAGAACTTCCGCGATTTCAAGAAGGTTCCCATTATTCGTTCGCTTAGCCAGTTCAACAAGTGTATACTGGCTGTGCTGATTAAAAACTGTCATTGTGTTTACCTCCTATCTTATTTACGAAGGATAAGAGAAAACACCGGAACCGTCATTCATGGTTTTCTCCAACCTTCTTTATGTTTGCCCTTCCATTGACGGATAACTCAATGTGCCCTTTTCTCTCTTGTTCCCATCAACATTGGAACCAAGCACTAATTTATCATCCGCCATTGCTTGCCCGATTTTGTGAAACATTCTTACTAAAATCGGATCGTTTCCTCTTCCGCTTTCGTCCATGATCTTTTTTTCTTCTGGTGTCATGAACTTATCCGTTGCCTTCTTCACGAGGGCCGCGTTTTCGTCAAATTTAGGCCCCCAATATTTTTTCAGGTCTTCAATCCCCTTCTCAAATGCTTTTACCTTCTGCTCTTCAGCGGTTTTAGCGGCCGCAAAATAAGCATCGGCATACGCCTTGTGGATCATTGATGCCTGTGCCGTATTTAATCCGGCTTGATGGGCAATGGTCTTAAACCATCCCTCTATGTTGGGGTCAATATTAACCCCTTCAGGAGGTGTTAGCTTTTCAAATTTGTAATCATCGGCCTTGTCCGGTCGTCCTATGGCCTTAAAATAGGCCGTTTTTTCTTCATCTGTAGCGTTATCCTTCAGTTTCGGGATGCTTACACCAAGCTTCCCCTCAAGCTCCTTTGCCTTTGCTACCGTTTCAATATGTGCCTTTGCAAAATCACCAACAGTCTTGAACGGTGTAAAGGTTTCATTCGCCTTCAGGTCATCCGGTAATTGCGCCCGCCATCCGAGATTTACGCCCTCTTCACTACCAGGATTCAGGTTGCCTGTATCAGTCCCATCACCTAGTGCCATAATTAAAACCCTCCTTTATTGTTGTTACTTCTTTTCTTTGTGCAATCGTCCGCACCTTGCGCACGAAATTGCATATTGCTTATCAATGGGAATCTTTTTTTCAATCGTGTTCCCACAACTGCATTTAATTACTATTGTTCTTGTTTCTTTCATCGCCATGTTTCCTTAACACAATCTGGTCAATCTGATATTTCCGGTAGTCAAATTGACTTTTTGGCTCCCAGTCTAATGGCGGATCACCCTCGACGGCCTCGAATATAAACGCGCGGTTCATGGCCTCATTCCACATCGACACCTGTAAAAGTTTGAAATCCTTGATATAGGTGACAATACCCTTATCTGGAACTTCATAAAATCCAGCAATGGTTTGATACGCCGGATTAGGAGTCACTACGATCAGATAGAATTTATCTCTCGCCAACCATACAGGAGGATTGAACTCACATCCCTTCAGTTCTTTCAGCATCCCGGGAATAGCTGGCGCAGTTAACGGAATATTAGCTGCCGGTCTGATAATTGATCCCATTATTTCCTACCACCTTCAACTATTGTTTTTTTCTGGTTAATCTCTGCAATTTTGATTAACATTCCAGTAATATTGTCGATTTGTTCCACGTGAAATGCACCAATATTGTGCAATATTCTCCTGGCAATGTTTTGCTCAATAACTTCTTGGTCACTTAACGCCTCATCGAAAAAATGCAGGTCTGTAAGCAGGTGCGCCAATACCTTTCTGCCTGCCGCTGACGAAAAACAAAGAAAATAATCCTGATAGATAGGATCATCCGGCTCTTCATCCGGCCTTAATTTACGCTTTAATGCTTGATAAGCCTCTAATATTTTCATCAGCCGCCACCTACAATTTTACCTAAAGCTTCAAGTGGGCTACCTGGTTCTACTGCTTTTGACGCATTTGGCAGATTCTTTGCCGCCATCTCTATCATCGCTGCTTGCTGTGCTTCAGCTTGCGCCTGTGCCCTCGCGTCTCTTATCGCCTGAACCTGATCCGCTGTTCGTATCGCTTTTGACGGCCAGCCGGAAACCTTAAGAATTTCTCTCGTCGTCTCGTCAACGTTAATCAAATCCGCCGCCTGCGGGTCTATTTTTAACATGGGATCGAGTGCGCCTATACCTTGATAAATGCCTTGAGTTTTTAGAATCCTTTTCTGTGCCATCGCCAATGGCCCCATGTAATCCACTTCTATTCCCTGGCCTGCAAACGGCATCAATATTTCAGGGGGATCAGGCATCCTTCCGGCTTCGGTTTCCAGCGAATCAATAATATCGATGATGGGCTGTAATCGCTCGGCTATCATCTGCCCCACCGTCGGCATCATGACAGAGGCTTTCTCTCCCTGCATCTCCATTACCTGCGGGACTGTCAACTGACGGCCTTCCATCGCAGCTTTGGAAAGCATCATAAAAAAGTCAACGTTGAAATGGTCTTTGATAATCTGGCGGACTTTCTCTTCCCTGTCTTCCGCAATGGCAAAATTTACACCCTGGTTGACCGGATATATCTTCTCGTCTTCCTTCTCGTAGTAGTTTCTTCCCCGTGGATTCATCCGAACCTTGCCCTGAAACTTCTTATGCACCATAAGCGGCGGCTCGACTGCCAGTTGTGCGGCGTTCAGCATGGTCTTGCTCATTACATTGAGCTTGAGAATATCAATGATGGCATCCATTGCACATGACCAACCATAGGGGCCTGAGGTCTTACGCCATCTCCACACGGCATATGGCATCCGGTCGTAGCCATCTTTTCTTAGAACGTGTTCTTTGTTCCCGACTTCAATATAAATAGAAACAAATGCTTTGTTGTTTTTCCCAATCTTAGGCTTAAAAACCCCGTTCTCGAAATACATCTCTTGGTCGTCGCGCGGGAAACAGGCATGAATAAAATCGTATTCAGTATATGGATTCCTTTCCAGTTGCGTCTGAATGGTCTGTGATAGAAGTTCTTTGTCGAACATCTGCGCGGCAGACCGAGCGGTAAGTTTAAATTTGCGGAAAACAGTATCAACTACGCCATATCTGTTCTCGGCAATCCAGGCTTGCCCGGGATCAACAGATATGAAGTTCGTCTTGCTGCCCGGGATGTCTTCCTCGGCATAAAGCGTAGCTGTCCCGATGGATGACGCATCACGAATGTCAGTATTTATCTCGCTGTAAAAATTAGATCGTTGAAACCCTGAATATAGAACTTCCTCCTTGGCTTCCAGCCACATTTTGACTTCTGGAATCTCATCTAGTCTGCCATTATATTGTCGCATCGCGGACGTACGCGGGAATGTAATGACGTTAGGCAGTGTAAGCGTGAACCATCTTTGCGCCTGACTTACAGTGTTACCCTGCATTCCGTTTACCAACAGGTTCCACGCTGCGATAGGCGATCCATCAAAAACATTGATATTGGCCTTCTTCCCGCGCTGTTGATTCTGTAGGAAATTATACCTATCGTAGGCCAGATAGTCTATAACATCTTGCCAAAGAGGCTCGTAGTCGCGCCGGATGGCCTCCAGATAGCCTTGATGCTTGGTTATCTCATCCACCGCTTCAGTATCTTTCATCTTCCAAACTTCGGATAGCTGACCCATCTTATTACGCCCCCAGCAGCGTTTTCTTCTGCGTCGGTGCCTGCTCTGTAACTCCCAATCCACTGGTGAGTAATGTTGCCGCACGACCTCTTTGTTTTCTCAAAATCTCTGCTTCTTTTGCCTTAGCCGCCTTAATCTCTGCATCGTTTTCTGTTGGCGGTGCTGGAGCATAATATACCGGCGGTGGACTCTTGCTTCCTCCAAAAAAACCCATGTTTTATCCTCCTCCAAAAAGCCCGGCGACTACCGCCCCGGCCAAACCTACAAAGAAAAAAACACATACCCAAAAATAACCACTATCTTTTTTCATAACCTCTGCTCCCTGTTGCGCCCGAGTGGATCGTAGTTGTCATCATCCGCCGGCTGGAAATCCCTGATCTGTTTCGCCGGGACATACCGAGCTACATCGCTACCGGACGCGCACAAATACCTGGTTGCGTCGAGTAGATGGTCATTATCCTTAACTATTTTGCCCTTGTCATCACGCCGGTAAATCCTGAACTCCTGAAACCAGCCAGCCATCGAACGGAATACTTTTAATCGACCCGTACTCATCCTCTGCCACATAGCAAAAACGCCAGCCTCTACCGCATTGTCAGCCTCATAGAGATCGAGTCCCGACGCCCGATACTCATCCAGCAAACTCTTGCCATCCCTTTGGCTTGCGCCCTTAGACGCAGGATCGATGACCCCTGCCATCCAGTCACCACGTGCATTGATGGCATTAACATGCACCGACGGCTCGGCATGGCCGCGCTTATACTCCCCGCATAAATACAGGATATCCTGCTCCTGATCCCATGCGCCCCAGACCGCCGCAGTCCAGTTCCAGCCGACGTCCATCCCATATGCCCGCGGGAAATAATCCGGCAGGCGGAAATCATCAACTGTTATATCCTCTTCCGCGATGGGATAGATAGCCCCAGACCCCAGCATCGGGATACCTTTGCTGCGTGCCTCGCGCTGATAGAGCGGATAGGACTCCAGCAGGGCTTTTTTGTCAGCATCTGAGAGGTGCGGCACATCGTCCCATCCCGCTTGGATAAAAAATCGAGCGCCGGAATCATCTGGCCTGCCTCCGGGTAAAAACTGTATGACGGTTGCTGTCATCCCCTCCATCGGGGTAAATGTGAGCATAATGAGGCCAGCCTGCTCGCCCGGAACCGTTGACATGGTACGTGTTAGGCACTCCGTGTAAATATCGAGCGGAGGCTCCTCATCCAATAGAATTACATCCTGGTGGGTGCCTTCAAAGGCTTTGCGCCCTTGCTCGTATGACTTGAGTTGTAGGTGTGATACGCCGCCGGATGCGTGCCGCACGCAGACAGACTCAATGGAGTCCTTGACTGATCCAGCCTTTTTGGTAGGCTCACCGATGATGAGTTCGCCGGGTATTAATCCAGTCCCGATGGCCTGCACCGGGCCGAGGAGTTTGCCCTGTAGGATGTCGCGGACTGTCTGCCCAGTCGTGCCCACCGCCCACGCGAGGACTGGACGATCAAACCGTCTGCCCTCCCACCACGTAGGATAATTGCCGGTTAGATGTAATGTTAGCTCATATCCGCCACAGCCCTCAGTTTTTCCCACACGATTCGCCGCGCACATGCACCGCTCGCGGTATGCAGCGCCAGCAGCAAAAAACGCCGTGTGCTTAGGGTATAACTCGCGCCGGAGCGGGCCTGTATCAGGGTAATAGGTGAGGATTTTGCGCAGGGAGTCGCGACGACAGCGCTCGGTCAGCAATTCAAGGAGCCGTAGCTTATCTTCTCTCTCGGAGATGGAGGGCCTTGATTTTTTTTTATAATTTTTTGCCATTGTGCTTTTCCATTGCCTGTTCAATTCGAGCATCTAATTCGTCGTCCGACATTGATCTCATATCAATCGCGCCCGAATGCTCGAGTTCTGTTCGGTCACAATATTTTTCCTCGGCGTTGTTTTTCAACCAAAAAATAGGCCCCACAGCGTTTTTATTTTGCAGTAAATACTCCTCTACATTCATTTCAATTTTAGTCCGCGCCGCGTTTAGGGCGTTGGTAAACTCTTGTTTTGCTTTATATTCTTTGAATTGCTTCCGACAGGTAAACCCTAGTGCGAGAATTAATCCCATTACGGTATATGGGCGATGTTGGTATCTGCTATTTGTTGTTGTAATATTTCCGTTTTTATCGGTTATTTCGATAATTTTATCAGTCCAACAGGAATCGAAATAATCATCGATTTTTGATTGCATATCTTTTACATGTTTATAGAGAGGTGGGCGCCCGCCGGGGTGTTTTGGTTTTATTGGAGATTCCATTTTTTGCCTCCATTTACCGCACACATACTACATATTTTCCCGCGTGTCAAGCATTTTCTGGTGATTTTTACCCGCTTTTCTGTAGTTGGTGAAAATGCCCCGACTTGTGGCTTTTACTGCTGTTTGAACGTGCTTTTATTTGCTTTATA